GGTCCAGCAGGTGCAACAGGCCCTTCAGGGCCACAAGGTCCAGTAGGCGCAACTGGTGCAACAGGTCCATCAGGACCACAGGGAACGGCGGTAACAATCCTTGGAACGTATAATTCATTAGGCGAACTTCAAACAGCACATCCAACAGGAAATCCTGGAGACGGTTATTTAATTGGTGGATCATTATATGTTTGGTCTGCAACATCATCTTCATGGGAAAACGTTGGAAGTATTCAAGGACCTACTGGTGCAACAGGGCCAACAGGTCCAACAGGACCACAAGGTCCTTCTGGTACAGACTCAGTAGTTCCTGGACCAACAGGTGATACAGGTCCAACTGGTCCAGCAGGTGCAACAGGTCCATCAGGACCACAAGGCCCAGCGGGCCCATCAGGTCCATCAGGTCCAGTAGGTGCAGAAGGCCCAACTGGTCCATCAGGTGCAAACTCAACAGTTGCAGGACCAACAGGACCAACTGGTCCAGTAGGACCAACAGGACCAACTGGTCCAGCAGGCGAAGTAACACTACTTGGAGCACAGACACTTGTAGATAAAACATTAAGTTATCCAACATTCTTATCTGGAACAGAAACTGCAAATATTGTTGCCTCAGCAGCAACTGGAACAATAAATATGGATGCAGAAACATCAACAATTTATTATTATACTTCTGATGCAACAGCTAACCATACATTAAATTTTAGATATAATTCATCAACATCATTGTCTTCTAAGTTAAGCGTAGGAGAATCAATCACATTTGTTTGGATGAACACAAGTGGTGCTACAGCATATTATCCATCAGTAATTCAAGTAGACGGATCTGCAGTAACACCTAAGTGGCAGGGAGGAACTGCACCAACGGGTGGAAACACAAGTTCTGTAGATTTATATACATTTACAGTAGTTAAAACTTCAGCTTCACCAGCGTACTTGGTTCTTGGATCACAAACTAAGTTTGCGTAGGATTAATTATGCCAATAATATCATCTAGGAGTTCAGGGTCTTCAAGAGGCTTCGGATTTGGAATTGGTAAAGCTTCTCCAATTGCAAGCGGAGGAGACTCAATTGCAACTTATAATGGATATACTTATCACACATTTTTAAATAGTGGAACATTTACAATGTTATCATCAAAACAGGTAGAAGTTTTAACTGTTGGTGGTGGAGGAGCAGGTGGAGGACACCACTCAACTCTTTACACAACATATGGCGGTGGTGCAGGAGCAGCTTTATTAGCAACAACAACATTATCTCCAAATACATATACAGTAACTGTTGGAAATGGAGCAACCGCATCTTACACAACTACTGGAACTAGAGGTCCAAATGGATCACCTTCACAATTTGGAAGTTTAACTGCAGCTCAAGGAGGTGGCGGTGGCGGTGCATCTAGCGGTGGTGGATCATATTACAATACGGCATCAGCAGATGGTTCTACTGGATCTAGCGGAGGTAACGGTGGTGGAGGATCACCTGCTGGTTCAGGCACACAAGGAAATTCAGGAGGACTTGGCGGTGGTGGTGGTCAAGGTGGAGCAGCTTCTTCAATACAAGCAGGTGCTGGTGTAAATTATACAGATTGGGCCATTGCTTCTGGTAAAGGTTTAAGCGGACTTTTTGCAGGTGGAGGAGGTTCAGCAGATTATATAAATGTTTCAGGTGGTGGTGGACAAGGTGGTGGTCCAGCTCCATGGGGAGATACTGGCGGAAGCGGAATTGCAAATACTGGTGGCGGTGGAGGCGGAGCAGGAAAAAATCAAGATTCATATAGAGCTGGTGGTAATGGCGGTAAAGGAATTGTAATTGTCAGATATCTTGGATCTCATCCAGATGCTATAGTAAAAACAACACCAGGTGCTGTACCAACAAATAATTCTATTCCTTCAATTGGAGGATCTGCTTCAGCAGGAGGAACATTAACTAAAACTTCAGACGGTTCTTGGAGCAATGCAACATCATTTGAATATAAATGGCAATATTCTAATGATAATACATATTGGGGAGATAGGACAACATGGTCTTCTACATATGCTGATTATTCAATAAGCCCATCTTCTGCAGCACAAAATCCATGGCAATATTTTACTTCTTATCCAGCAAAAACTTTAGCAGCTGCTGGAAGTCTTAGACAAGGATTAAATGGATCAAAAGATCAAGGTTTATATTATAGATTAGCAGTAAGAGGAGTTAATGCTAATGGCTCATCTGCACCAGCATATTCTGCATCTTCATCACAAATTCCTTTAATTCCAGTATATTCTGGAGGAGGAAGTTATTCTGGTAGCTTCTCTGTAGGAAGCACAATATTTGCAACAAGAGGAACATGGAGTGCAACATCTACACAATGGCTGTATCAATATATTAGAGCATCAGATGCAGCTGGAAGCAACGTTCAAGCATTTCCTCAAATAGGTTCTACTGATAACGCAGGAAATACTACTCCTGGATGGACATATGGAAGAAATTATCTTTTATCAACTGCAGATAAAGGGTTTTATATAGGCTGTATACTTACACCATTAGGTGGCAGTAGTAACGGAGGAAGCGGTGTTACAATCATGTTTGGATACCTACCATAATGGATGAAATATTAATAGAAAGACCACAAGAAGAAATAACATTATTTAAGGTTTCTTTAGATAATGAATCTGATGATCAGTACATACAATGGATTAAGTCTACAATTGGAGCTAGATGGGTAGATGTTCAAGATACTGGACTAAATCTAATTAGAGAAAATAGAGATGGTACTATTTATATATATACTGAATCAACAGATACATGGGAGATAGATGTCATATAGATTAAAAGTCCTATCAGACTACCCGCTTGGATTTTGGCCGATAGAATCCATTACTGGTAGTGGACTTACTACGTATCAGGATGTTTTAAATAATTTTACTGATTATACAGATTTTTTAAATTCATTTAATACGTATGCTGAAGCTGGCGGAAGCATAACAGAAGATATATCTGGATCTAACAATACTGCTATATATAGCGGAACACATACAGATGGAATTATTCCATTAGTCCCTGGATTTACTCAGTCTGGTAAATTAACTGGATCATCATCAATATTATATCCAGTATTAAATGACCATGTAAATAACACATTGTCTCCAGGATTTGGAACTTCAAACTCATCGGATAACGACTTTACTTTAGAGTGCTGGGTATATTTTAATACTTCATCAACATCTATAATTCCAATATTGGCAGATTCAACAAACTCTGTTGGTTTGTTCTATGATAACAAGAATATAGTTTTTAAATTAAACTCAGAGTCTATATCATGGACAATACCATATATCAAAAAGTCTTTTCATGTTGTTGCATCATATACTGGATCTAAGGCATACCTCTATATAGACGGAATTCTTGAAGAAGAAAAAACGCTTACAAATTTTGCATTTACAAATAGCTCATTAAACTTGTCTTCTGGTCCAGTAGCAAACTCATCAGATTATATGCTAATTAACTGTGTTGCAGCATACAGGTATTCTTTGGGCTTAGAAAATATTCAAGACCATTATAATCTAGGAGCCACAATTAATAGCACAGAAGTTGTTTATCCAGATGGCGGAGAATTATTTAGTATATATGACGATGCCCTGTCTACTAAATATTCATATTCATATCCAGCAACCAAGCCATGGAGTTATTTTTTAAATGATGACTTATATTATGATAATAATAATGATGCCATTAGAATAGCCTACGGCTCTGGAATATCAAAAACTGTAGTGCTAGAAGATTTTATTGTAATACCAAGTGGTCCAGATATGGATAACTCTAGAATAGAATGGGACGGGGACAACGGGATATCAGTAGAGTCCAGCGTAGATGGAATTACATACTCTCCTTGTATAAATGGACAACCAATACCAGAATACTCCCTAGGATCATTTGATACATCAAGAGATTTATATATTAGAATAACAATGACAACATCTAATAACAGTAAGTATCTACCTAAGCTATATAGTTTATCAATGAGTTTTTATAATGATCAAACATTAAATGCTTCTAATTCATCATCATTTATTTCACCAAATACTGGCGGTATAGGATTTAGTAATTCACAATATGAGATATTATCTAGAGATGCTAGAAATGGAATAGCAGTTCAATCTGGAGCAAGTTTTCATGTGAATACAAATACTCTAATTAAATCATTAGAGTTCTTTTATACACCATCAGATTTAAATGGGGGCGGGATCGTAGAGGTAGCAGATGAACCTACAAATCTCTCTTGGCCTACAGGAACACTATCCAAAACCAATATAGATAAGATATATGTCAATGGAGTAGATAAGAGCACACAGACAGATGTCCATAATGTATTTACCAAAGATCAGCTCCAATATGTGGTTATCACATTTGTTGAGCCTATATCTGGTGTTATTAAGATGAACTACTCTACCGCTGGCTCAATTTCGGCACTTTACCAGAATATAGCCCTATATGATTATTCATTAACAGCGACACAGGTTCTGGAACATTTTAATTTATATTTAGGTAATGCTACCACGACCCTTGAAAATTCGTTAATGACCGTGACAGAAAACTCCGTAAACTACTATAACTACGACTGGAAAGTTATCGAAAACGTATAATTTTGTCACAACCTATGACAAAATCTGGACTTTAACCCAAAAGAATGGTAAAATTGTAATCTATGGATATCAATAGAATTAACACTAAAGTATTAGACGAAGAGACCAGACTTGGCATATATGTTTGGCAAATGCCAGACGGAAGGTGGATTGGCGATGATGAAGGAAACTTCCTATCAATCACATCAACAAAAGGAAACAAATCACGAATTTCTTTATTGGCTGATTCAGTTCGGTCATACGGTATTTCTGAAGGCGGGCCTGTATTTCTTTCTGGACGCAGGAAAATTGACGACGAAGAATTCGAGTATCAGCAACAAAGATTAAAATGGGGCCTAGTACCAGATCCAATGGATGTTGGTAATTATAAAGACGAAATGAAAGCGTTGAAAAACGGAGGATTAAAATAATGGAATATATTAACGAAGAAGATACATTTAGCAGCGAGGTATCCATTTCTAATTCATCAGACATGTTTACGTTTGATAAATCCATTGTTATAGAGACAGATCCATTTAAGGTATCTGGAGACGATTTAAAAAAGATTAATGGTTTAAGCCCAACATTTCGTCGTAAGGTTTCAAGAGAATTTCAAAAAAGATTTAGCGGTATAGAAGGAACTGCAACACAACAAAATCTATTACAGCAAGCAGTAACTGGCTACGCCATGTTCGACCTTGTTCAACCGATGTACAACCTTGAGTATCTATCAAAAATTTATGAAATCTCTCCATACAACTATGCTGCAATTAATGCTAAGGTTGCAAATATTGTTGGCTTAGGATATTCATTTGTTGAGAGTAAAAAAGCTATGGAAGCTTTAGATAACATTGCAGATGAAACACAGCTAAATCGTGCACGTAGAAAAATGGATAGAATTAGACAGCAACTAGATCTTTGGCTAGAAGACGTAAACGAAGAAGAAACATTTGTTGAGACTCTCGTAAAGGTATACACAGACCTAGAAGCAACAGGAAATGGCTTTATTGAAATAGGTAGAACAACAAGCGGAAACATTGGATATATTGGACATATCCCAGCAAAGACAATGCGTGTTCGTAGACTACGTGATGGATTCATACAACTACTTTACGGCAAGGCAGTATTCTTTAGAAACTTTGGCGATATGGAAACAGAGAATCCAATTGCTGGTCAAGAAGACCGACCAAATGAAATTATTCAATTAAAGAAATATACACCTATGGATAACTACTACGGTATTCCAGATATCGTAGCGTCACAGAATGCTATGGCTGGTAATGAGTTCGCTGGCAAGTATAACCTTGACTACTTTGAAAACAAGGCAGTTCCAAGATATATTATTACAGTAAAGGGTGCAAAGCTTTCTACAGAATCAGAAAGAAAGTTGCTTGAGTTTTTCCAGGTAGGACTTAAAGGAAAGAATCATAGATCTCTTTATGTTCCACTACCAGCAGACTCTGCAGATTCTAAAGTTGAATTTAATATGGAGCCAGTAGAGGCAAATATTCAAGACTCATCATTTAACACTTATCGAAAAGCTAACCGTGATGAAATTTTGCTTTCACACAGAGTTCCAATAAATAAAATTGGAGTACCAGAGGGAGTCAGCCTTGCCTCTGCTAGAGACGCAGATAAAATGTTTAAAGAGCAGGTATGTCGTCCAGCACAGGATATTCTAGAAAAGAAATTAAATAGAATTATTGCCGAAAAGACAGACGTGTTAGTTCTTAAATTTAATGAGCTAACCCTGACAGATGAAGACACGCAATCTAAGATAGATGAAAGATATTTAAGAATGCAGGTTATTACTCCAAATGAGGTTAGAATTAGAAAAGGCATGGTCCCAATTGATGGTGGAGATGCAGTAATTCAGCTAAAACCTCAACAGGCAGCCGAACAAATGGCCCAAGCTACTAATAGTAGAAGAAGAACCCAGGAAAGAGATGCCAATGCACCTGATATTTCAGGGGAGGCCAGAAATCCAAAAGGTGAGGGTAGAACGACTGCTTAATTATTAGGCAACTAGTTATTTGCCTTTTTATATTTTAAAAGATAAAATTAAGCATATGAATATTGAAAAATCTTATTGGTCTTCAAATGGCGACAATATCAATTTGTCTGTTCCGTTTACAAAGGTCAACCGTGAAAAAAGAACTGTTTCTGGATTCGCTACACTAGATAATCTTGATCAAACAGGAGATGTAGTTACGGCTGAAGCAAGCCTAAAAGCTTTTGAAAATTTTCGTGGAAACATTCGTGAGATGCATGGGTCAAATGCTGTTGGCAAAATGGTATCATTTAAGCCAGAAAGTTTTTATGATCCAAAAAGCGGAGAATTTTACAATGGCGTTTATGTAGACGCTTATATTTCTAAAGGCGCTCAAGACACATGGGAAAAGATTTTGGACGGAACCCTTGCAGGTTTCTCAATTGGCGGAAAGATTATTGATTCAGATAATGAAGTAAATAAGTCTACAGGAAAAGCAATTCGTTTTATTAAAGATTATGCATTGATGGAACTATCAGTTGTAGATTCACCAGCAAATGAGTTGTGCAACATTTTGTCTATTCAGAAGATGAATGGACAATTAATGTTTAAAGGAATAGCAGCAGAAACTGCTACAGAAAATATTTTTTATTGTGAAGAGAGTAAATCAGTATTCATCTCACAAGAAGCATCTTATGACTCCCCAGTCACTGGTAAGCCAGCATCACTAATTGGTTGGGTAGAGAGTAACGATGTTAACAAAGCTAAAGAGATAGATAAGATTCTTGATTCGTTCATGAAGTCAAGATTACCGTTGCCTGATACACAAACAATTGCAAAACAGGCAAACGTAGAAGGAGGTAATGAAGTGTCAGAAAACACAGAAAACGTAGTTGCAGAAGATGCAGTAGCACCAGAAGCAGCCGTAGAAGAAACACCAGTTGTTGCTGAGGAAGCACCAGCTGCTGAAGTTGCTGTAGAAGAAGCAGCAGCAGACGCTTCTGCCGAAACTCTAGAAAAAGCAGCCGACGTATCAGAAGTTGAGGTTGATGAACCTGATTTTGCAAAGATGCTTGGTGACCTAAAAGGATTTTTCTCAGAGACTCTAAACAAAGCTTCAGAAGCAAATGCAGCACAAGTTTCAACAATCAAAGAGACAGTTGAAGTTTTCAGCAAGAGCGTTGACAGCAGAATTTCAGAGTTGGCAGAACAACATGCCGTACTAAGCAAGGCTGTTGAAGATATCAAGAGCACGTGTCGATGCAGTAGAATCAGAGACTGCAATTAAGAAGTCCTCAGACCTTGGCGGGTCTCAGGAAGTAACAATCAAAAAATCAAAATGGAACGGTTCTTTCCTCGGTTCCGTAAACGAATTATTCAACTAAAAGGGTAGGTGAAAAAAAACAATGAGCAATGAAACATTAGAAAAAGCAGTTGCAGCAGGTACAACAGCTACAGCAACCTTCGCTTCTACTACTGGTGCCACATCAGGTACACACGTAGGAGGAGAAGCAGGTAACGGTGGCTTACTAAATCCAGAGCAATCTGCACGATTCTTAGATTATATGTTTGATGCAACCGTAATCGGTAAAGTAGCACGAACAGTTCGCATGAAGGCTGATACAACAGAAATTGATCGTATTGGCGTTGGCGAAAAACTTATGAAGCTTGCAACAGAAGCTGACAACACAGGTACAAACGCTGCTGTCACATTCTCCAAGATTTCTTTGACAACAAAGAAGCTTCGCTTGGATTGGGAACTTTCAACAGAGTCTCTAGAAGACAATATTGAGGGTCCAGATCTAGAAGATCATATTGCCCGCATGATGGCAACACAGGCAGGTAATGATATTGAAGACGTTATCCTTAACGGTAACGAGTCACTAACAGGTGACGCACTATACAAGGCATTTGACGGAGTTGTTAAGAAGTCAAAGGCTAACGGTCACGTTGTTGACGCAAATGGTGCAGGAATCTCTCGTGCTGTATTCAACTCAGCATTGAAGGCACTTCCACGTAAGTACAAGCAACGCAGAGCTGATCTACGATTCCTTTCAGGTTCAAACTTGATTCAGGATTATCTATATTCAGCTTCAGTTCTTGGTGACTACGGCTCAAACAACCCACAGGACATCGCATCAAGCGTTATCCGTGGACAAGGCGTACAGCCTCTAGGTGGTCCAGCAGGTTATGTGGCTCCATTCGCATTTGGTATTCCAATTGTCGAAGTTCCACTACTTCCTGAAGCACAAGATGGCGATTACACAGGTGAGACTGGTAACCACGGAGATATCCACTTGACATTCCCAAATAACGTAGTTATTGGTATCAAGCGTGATGTAACTGTTTACCGCTTCTTCTGGCCACGTAAGGACTCAATTGAGTACACAATGTATACTCGTGTTGGCGTCCAAATCGAGCAAGCAGACGCTTGGGTCGTTGTTAAGAACGTTAAGGTAGCATCATAATTTAATTATTGCTAACCAGCTGGAAAGGCCCCCAATTTATTTTGGGGGCTTTTCATTTTAATTTAGTAATGCTATAATTAAATCACCGAGACAAAGGAGATAATATGTCATTTGAGACATTAAAGATATCTGATTTAAGAAAGATCGCCGAAGATTTTGGCGTAGACACAGAAGACCTAAAGAGCAAAAACGATATTATTGCTTCCCTAGCGGAAGAAGGCGTTACTTGGGCGGTATACGAAAAAACAATTAAAGATGTAGAAGCAGCAACAGAAGATATTTCCCAGGAACTACTTCCAAAGTTTGATCCAAATAAGGAACAGCCAGAAAACACTGTCCTAGTCAGAATGACAAGAGCTAACTTTAGATATGATATTATGGGATTTACATTTACAAAAGATCACCCATTCGTAGCAATGGATAAAGAAAATGCACAGCAAATTTTTGACAAGGAGGAAGGTTTTAGATTAGCTAACCCAAAGGAAGTACAAGAGTTTTATAGCTAAGCTAAGCCTTTAAAATGGCAGAAGTATTAATTAGAACACAGTCACCAGTAACACATCAGGTATTCTGGAATGGCGATATTGCAACACCAGATTCAACACCGATTGTGAAGTTGTATGATATTACAGATGACCCAGCAATAAACCCTTTAATTAATCCTACACAATTACTTGAAACATTAACTGCTGTTTTAGATGAAAACAATCCAGGTACATACACAGTATATGTTCCATATGAGTACACAGATAGAAATAGAACATTAAGACTTCAATGGGAATACACCATTGAGGGAACAAATGTTGCTAGAACAGACGAAGTATTTGTTGTTACACCATATGTAGACTTTAACCATGTTCAGGATCTAGGATTCAGCACAGATTCATCAGACCCAAATTATAGATCATATAAAGATTTAGTTCGGGCAGAAAAGTATGCACGTAAACAAATTGAGCAATACACAGGTCAAAGCTTTTTCCTATATGATGACGTATTTGTATTAAACGGATACGACTCAGACACTCTTCCTTTGCCAGCAAAGATATATGAGTTACATGAGTTATATGCTAACGACATACTGCTATTAGATACTATTAATGAAATTGATAATTGGAATTACAGCGTTCAAATTTCTGAAACTGGATATGGCATAAAAGTTAATCGTGCAAATGCTTTAGACAATACAGTATATACTGCAAACGGAATGGTTCCTCCAACAATCAATGATTCAAGTGGAATTTTTCAAGATAATGTTAGCTATAAAGTTCAAGGCAGATTTGGCTGGGAAAGAGTTCCAGACGATGTTGAACTAGCAGCCATAGAATTAATGAAAGATTATTTCTCTAAAGATACAACATGGAGAAATAAGTATATAAAGAATATATCAACATTCGACTGGGATTTTGAATATACATCAGAGGCATATGCTGGGACTGGCAATGCTTATGCAGACAGACTTTTAGCAGACTATGTGATGGTGAGCAAGGTTCAGGTAATCTAATGTACGATCTTATAGACTCCGTTCTGTCTATGAAAATGGATGTATATAGACAATCAGACTTACAAGATCCAGACACTGGCGCCATAGTAAAACAGTGGAATTATTATAAAACAATAGACTGTCATGCTAAAGGAATTATTAGCAATTCTGCCACAACAAGATCAAGCGACAAACAAATAATGTCTAATAAGTATTCTAACGAACAGGTAATTCAGGTTAGAACATTAGAGCGAGTTCTTTTTAGAGAAAAGGTTACAAACGTAAGAAATAAAGATGGCCTAGTAATTTGGTCAGAAATTAATTTTCCAACAGAAACCCCAACCGTATTTGAAGTAATGGGATCAACTCCTATAACAGATCCGTTTGGCGAAGTCATTGCATGGAACACAACAATGAAGAGATCGGAGAACCAACAAATTGGACTCTAGTAGACTTCTTGTTCAAACAGCTAGCAGCTTAGAAAGACTAATGGTTGGCGGGTCAAGAGATGCCATGATGAAAGATAGTAATGTGGCTCAGATATCTGCTGCAATTTACTATCAGGCAAATGTTGTAGCTAAATTAAGTTCAAGCAAACAATTTAAAGATAAATTTAAATCCGTAATATTTTCTCAGATATTAAATGATTTTGGAAATTATGTAGATAGTCAGGCAAGAATGAAACCAAGATCTTTACACCATATGTATGAATGGAAAAAAGTTGGAGAGCCAGAAGCAAGACTATTTAATCTAAGAATGTTAGATGGAGAAGGAATTTCATTTAAGGTATCTTATGAGTATAAATTATCTCAATCATTCGTCCCAGCACCAGAAGGAAGAAGAAGACACGTATTTGCAAATAAAGCATCTGTGATGGAAGCTGGAATGCCCCTTAAAATTGCTCCACGCCATTCTGAGAGGCTAGTATTTGATTCTAATGGTGAAACTATCTTTATGCCAAAAGGGGCCTCAGTGACCGTTCAGAGGCCTGGAGGAAGCAGTGTTAAAAATCAATTTACATTAAAGTATAGTATATTTTTTAGAAGTCAATTAGTTAATCAATCTATTAAAGCATCTGGATTTCAAAAGATATTTAATTCTGCCCTGACAAAGGCCATGAAATTGCCAGCACCAATAAAAAAGGTTCAGTATTCATTTGCCCCAAATACAATTAGATCAATGGCGGATGCATCAGTAGCACAGTCATTTGGAGGGTCAATGATATGACAGTTAATTATAAATTAGACGCAATGTTAGAACTAAGAAAGTTCCTATGGGGTAGATTGACCACATTAAATATATTTGATGACGAAGATTACTATAGCGATAACCTTGGAGAATCCATAATTCCAATACTTCCAGTTCAGCAAGCTCCAGAAATGAATCAGTTTTTAAGCGGAAAGAAACATATTGTATACGATAAAATAGGGTCTTCCTATGAGGACAACTGGATGGTTTGCTGTGAGCAAATATTATTTACAATATACTCAACAGACATATCAGAAATTAATGAAATTAGAAACTTTATGATGGATGAATTTAGAAGAATGGACGAGTCTGCCAGAGATATAAATAGATGGTCTGGGCTGTCAGATAAATTTAAATTTTATAGTATATTCATTGCAGACATATCCCCTACAGAGCCTTCAGAAGAGCTTCAGGGTTTCTTCTCAACAGACGTTATTTTAGAGGTCAAATATTCAAGGATGGTTGATTCAGTAGGTAGATTTTCATAATTTGCCTTATAGCCTATTATGGCTTAAAATTGGACTAAGAGGAAAAGAGCCTAGCCAGCCAAACAAAATTTTTAGAAACCACAGGAGGTGGAAATAAACATGGCAATTCAAAATACAGGTAATGCCCGCAATATTCTTGTAGGCGCATCACCACTATTCTTATCAAATGCTGATATTACAGAAACTTGGTATACTGAAGATGCAGAACCAGGCGATGGTCGTAATACGGCAGCCGTTAAGGTTCCAGCATTTAACGCAAATGCATCATATACAACAACATTAAATAATATTGATGTAGAAGCTGCAACAACAGCTGAGACATTTGCATACCGTAACGTAGGTTATACAAATAACGGTCTTCAGATCACATATAACCCAACATACGATTCAGTAACAGTAGATCAGTTGCTAGATACAGCTAAGCTGTTCAAGTCTGCGATGGAAGTTATGATCGCAACAGAAATGTCAGAAGGTACACTAGAAAATATTCTAGTTGTTTTCGGACAGAAGTCAGATACTCTAAGCGGTTCAACACTTGGACTTGAGGCAGGTGCACTTGGTGCAGCTCCTACAGAGCGTCAGCTAATTGCTGTTGGACAAGCTCCAACAACTTCAGCAACTCCAAATACAGAGCGTGTATATTATGCACGTCGTGTTTTGTCAGTGCAACAGTCACAGTTTTCTTTGGCACGAAGCACACCAACTACATTCCCAGTAACCTTCCGTCTTTTGCCTTCAGGTAGCTCAAGCTACGTTGGCTCAGAATACGGTAAGATTATTGACCGTGTAATAGCGTAATAATTTAATTAAATTATTAACAGGAACCCCCAGAAATGGGGGTTTTCTGCTTGTATTATTAAATCAAGTTTAGTATAATGATTAAGACTATCCAAGGAGGATAAATTGGCTACAACAGTATACGACGTAGAAGAGATCACCTTACAGAATGGTGATAAGGTTAAATTAAAGCCCTTAACAATTAAGGCTCTAAGAAAATTTATGGCAGCAATTGCTAAAACAGCAACATCTCAAACAGAAGATGAAACACTAACTATATTAATTGAGGCATGTGCGGTTGCGATTGAGTCACAACTACCAGAACTAGCTGCAGACATGGATAAGCTTGAAGGTGCATTAGATATGCCAACCATCAATCGTATTCTTGAAGTCTGCGGAGGAATTAAGCTTGACGACCCAAACCTGGGAGCGGCAGCAGTTCTAGCTGGTCAGAACTCGATCTAGCCGCTTTATTGGGGGAAGTTTTTCTTTTAGGTAATTGGAAAAATTACGACGAACTAGAAGACAATCTTTCAATGCCAGAACTTATACAAACTTTTAAGTCTATGCAAAAAACTGAAGAAGAGAAAAGAAAATTTCTAGCATCTCTTCAGGGCATAAACTTAAATGAAGAAACAAAAGAAGAAGGTCCTACCTTCGACGATATCAAGAAAAGGGCTCTTGGAATAAATACGTCACAAGATGATGTTGTTTCATTACAAGGTCCATATGCAGCAGAAGCTGGATTTGGTATTGGAGCAGGATTAGGATACTCTAAGGAGTAATATAGCTAAATGGCTGATGAACAAATAGTCACGAATATAGTCGCAACTTCGGACTTTTCAAATCTTATTACAGATCTTAATAAGGTTTCTTCAGCGTTAAGTAAATTACAAGATAAGTTACAAGCAACAAACAAGACATTAGCCGCACAAGTTGCGGTCATGAATAGATCCTTTGCAGATACGCTTAGAAGTACTGGTCAATTTTCTACACATTTTGTTAGCTTAACTTCTGATGTAGATAAGTTTGGACAACAATTAGACAGAGGCCAGATGAAGCTTGGCCAGTTCTTCAGGGTATATGCACAGCATGCCAAAACAAACGGCGGATTAATAAGAGATTTAGCTAAACAACAAGTACAAATGCAGAACGCAGTACTACAACCACTTGGCAGAAATGCTGAAGGTTTAATGCAGTACAATGTTCATATTCCAAGAGGCATTGATTTAATTAAGAATAAGACTGCAATTGCAAGACAAGAATTGCAAATTATGAACAAGGTTGTTCAAGAAGGCGCTAATCAATTAATTAACTGGGGTAAAAATACTCAGTGGGCTGGACGTCAATTAACTGTAGGTTTAACTGTTCCAATGGCGGCATTTGGAAAAGCATCAGCAGATGCATTTAGAACAGCTGATGAACAATTAGTTCGTTTAACAAAGGTTTATGGCGGTATATCACAAACATCAAGTGCAGAATTATTAAAAGTTAGAAAAGATGTAATAGCAACAGCACGTGAAATTTCAAAATCAATGGGATCTAGTTTTACAGAGACTATTGGTTTAGCAGCAGATATTGCAGCAACTGGAAAAACTGGAAATGAATTATTAAAGTCAGTTCAAGAAACAACACGTTTAGCAGTTCTTGGTGAAGTAGATAGACAAGAAGCAATGAAGGCTACCCTGGCAATTCAAACTGCTTTTAAATCTAATACCGAAGAATTAACCGCATCTATCAACTTCCTTAACGCAGTTGAAAACCAAACATCAACAACACTAAACGATCTAGTTGAAGCTATTCCAAAAGCTGGACCAATTGTTAAAGGTCTTGGCGGAGACGTAAAAGACTTAGCTCTTTATTTAACAGCTATGCGTGAAGGTGGCATATCTGCATCAGAAGGTGCTAACGCATTAAAGTCAGCATTAGCTTCTTTAATTAATCCAACAAATGTTGCCCTTGATAAATTTGCAGGATTTGGTATTAACTTAAAAGATATAGTTCAAAAAAATGCTGGTGACACAACAGCAACAATATTAGAGCTTCAGGCAGCGCTTGATACATTAAACCCATTACAAAAACAACAGGCTTTAGAACAACTATTTGGTAAGTTCCAGTTTGCTCGTATGAATGCTTTGTTTGAAAACCTTGGAAGACAGGGAAGTCAGACGCTTGCGGTATTAGATTTAATGAAGGCAAGTAGTCAAGATTTAGCAAACTTAGCAGGTCGAGAATTAGCACAAGTAACTGAGTCTGCTTCTGGTAGATATCGTAGAGCATTAGAAGGACTCAAGGCAGACCTTGCTGCAGTAGGAGATCAATTCTTAAATATCAATACACATCTTATTAATTTTATAGATGGAATCTTAAAGTTTGTTCAAAAACTTCCAGATCCAATAAAGAAAATTCTTGGAGTATTGGGTATGTTTACAGCAGCAGCTGGACCAATTATTATGTTAACTGGTGTTCTAGGAAACTTCTTTGGATATATTATCAAGGGTGTATCTCACATGAGAGCACTATTCAAAGGCGGAGAAGGATGGAAGTTATTAACTCCAGAAATTTTAGCAGCACAAAGAGCTGGAGATTTAGTAGAACAAACATTTTATAGTGATGCTAAAGCAGCCGCAGTATTAAAACAAGCAATTGCTGGACTGTCTGGAGAATTTACAGTACTCCAGCAAAAAGCTAATTCAGCTGCAATTGCAGTAAACCCAGGAATATCTACAATTGCTGGAAATGTTGTTATGGCTGGCGGAGGACCAAGAGTTGTAAATCCAGCACACCCATTAGTTGGAGCTCCAGGAACTAGAGCGGCAGCGCATCATATTCCAAGATCTATAATGAATGAAAGAGAAAGACTTTCACAAACAATCCATTCATTTACTCCAGCCCCAATTCCATTAAATCAAAAAATTGGTGCCGTTCCACAAATATTTACAGAAGGCGACCTTCCAAGAATTGAAGGACTAACAACATCTAGAGGAGCATCTACAGGTATAGTTGCAGGCGAAGCAGCTAAATGGCATGCAATGCTAGGATCACTTGCTATGTTAACAAAATCTGAAGTTGCAGCTCTTAAAAAAGAAATTGCTACAACTGGCACCTTTAGTACAGAAATTAATACAACATTCAGTTCATTATTGCCACATATGACAAAATTAACAAGCAATGCTGCAGCACAGTCAGCTGCAATTGTTGCTGAATTACAAGCTGGTAAAATTACTGTAGAAGCTGCAAAAGCAAGAATTATTGCAGTAAATGCTCAACTTGAAACAATGATGGCTCAAACAACAACACAAGTTGCAGCAGATTTAGGAAGAACTGTAAATTTAACACAAGTTCCATTAATAGATCAACCAGTTGTTAGCTCAAAGGGCAAAGCTAACATAAAAGAATTATTTAGAGCCAAACGTCCATCCGCAAGGATTCTTGATACTATTGCTAGGGTTTTGGGAGTAAGAACATTTGGTGGAGGCTATTCTACAGAAACAACAATACCTAAAAAGATGGCAACTGGAGGTATTGTTCCAGGAGTTGGAAACTCTGATACTTATCCAACAACTCTTCCAGAAGGTGCATTTGTTGTAAACAAACAAGCTACCGCACAAAATATGGACATCATTGCACCAATGCTTGGAATGAATATGGGCGGACAGGTTCCAGTAATGCTAACACCTGGTGAGGCAGTAATTGATCCTCAAACAGCTAATGCCAATTTAGGAACACTTTATGCCATTAATGGTCCAGGAGCACAGGGATCTGGATACAACATGGGTGGATACGTATCAGCAAAAATAGCAAACTCAATTCTTAGCGCATTCAAAATTTCATCAAGATCTACAAAGTCAGCAAGACTTCTTGGTAACTGGGGAATGCTTTTACCAAAAGGCATCAACAGTGGACTTGCTGGCAACAAGAGCGTAAAAGGCTCAGAGCTAATAAAATACACACAAGATCCTTCTAGACAAACATCCGTTGGAGAATTTTTAGCTCACGTAGGAGTTCCTGCAAAAGAAATTAAAAGAATTCAGTCTAACGTAGCTAAAAAAATTACAGAATCAATAGACCCAAGAGATTCTTATAACGATGCAATGTTAGGTCAAGTATCATTTTCTGTTATAGATAAAGAAATCAGAGCTCTTGAAAGCAGACTCCCAGGAATATCTTTAGCATATCAAAAAGATAGAATGACTCCTGGAAGAAGAGATACAAGAAAAACTCCTAGAGTTGGAGAAACACAGGCAGAAGCAGATAGAAGAGGTGGAGGAAGTCCTACAGGACTAAGGGCTCCAGGCGGAAGAAAAAGTGGATACAAGACTGGAACAGGTGGAGAGGCTTTTGCCCATTTTACAGATAGAGAATTTGAACAAAACCTAGGCTTAATTGGACAATCAATGGGCCATATGGTTGGAAGTCACAACACTGCAGTTGGCGGTATAAACCCAAAGCAATATTCAATGCCCTCACATGGTAGAAAAGCATTTCTTGGAATGCCATTACGAAAATTAGCAAATGGATGGTCAAACCCAAGGTATATTGGACGAGATCCACAAAGCGAAGCTTTAAAGAAAAAATGGAGAATGGGATACAACTCTGGTGGATTAGTCGGCGGATTAATTCCAGCACGTAGACAATATAATGCAGGTGGACTTATCGCATCATCTTTAATGGGACTGCTTGGATACCAAGGAGGTTCTGCGATAGGATCTAAGTTTGGCGGAGAAACTGGATCTTATGTAGGTGGAATGCTGGGCTCAATGGCTCCAATGATGATGATGGGCGGAATGGGAAGAGGCTTAGGAAGAGGCTCAGAAGAAGCATACGGATTCTATGGTAATAAACTAGATAAGTCGGTAGTAGGTAACACTAGATTTGCAGCATCATTAGCAAATACAGCAGCACAAGGATCTAAAGTTTCAAAGGTATTAATGACTCTTGTCGGCGGACTAACAAAAACAAATTTAGTTTTGGCTGGAGTTACATCAGCAGCAGTAATAGGATATAAGCAATGGCAAAAACATCAGGAAAGTCTTAGACTTAATGCTTTAAGTTATGGAATGACTGCTGAAGCAGCACAAAAAGCTGGTCTTCAATTTACAGACTATAATGCTAAAATAAAAGATTCAATTAATAATATAAAGGCTGTTACAGAAAGAAATAAACTTCTTTATGAAAGCATGGCAAGTGCTGGCAAGCCTATAAAGATGACTATTGAAGAATACAAGAAGCTTAGAAAAGAAGTTAAGTCTACAATGTCTGACTACGTAAAGGCAATTAATGATGCTGAAAGCGGAGATCTTGCTTCTATGGCAGAAAGATTAAAGACTCAATTTATTGCTGCAGGTATGTCTGCAGATGAAGCTGCTAAAAAGATTTATATAGCATTTACATTATCAAATAAGGCAGTATCAGCAGCAGCATCAACAGTTGGAAACCTTAATTTTAATAAAATAATTGACGCTCAAACTGCAGTAACAAATGCAATGCAATCATTTAATAAAGCTACTCAATTTGAAAATGCTAAAACTCAGGCTCAAGCATTTAACACTGCATTAACTGCTGTAGATGCAAGCTTACAAGAAATTGTATCTAATAGCGAAAAGAAAGCTAAGGCGGATAAGACTGGAAAAACAGAAGTTATTGGTAGATATGCAGCTGAAAAACAAATGATGGATCAGATTAATTCTAGTGTTAAGGGACAAAAGAAACTTACAACAGAATTAATAAATGAGCTAGCCAAACAAAATCCACTCATAAGAGATTTTGCTACAGAACAAGATACAGTATTAAGTTTATGGACAAAGATGCGTCTTGCTGCACAAGGATACACTGGAGATCTATCAATGGGTGCTCGTGAGATGGCAGCATTCTACACTATGTATAACCGCATAGCTTCTACTGTAGAAAAAGAAAATAGAGATGGAGCATTAAAATCTCAATACGTTGAGATGAATAGATTGCAGGAAGCAATTAAAAAAGCAACAGCAGCGGCTCAAGGACAAACCGTAAAACAACAAATTGATTCAAAGAAAGCTATTGAAGCAATTGATGCTAGAATTGCAAAAATTAAAGAAGAGGCAGATGCAAGAAGAAAAGCATTGTCTCAACAACAACAAGATGAAGATGTATTAACACAAATAAAAAAGAAACAATTAGAATATCAAGAAGCATTATCTTCTGGAGATATGTCAAGAGCTGCACAAGCACAACTTGATATTCAATCATTAAATAGACAACAACAAGTAACTCAAGCAACAAGAGCTATTGATGAAAAAGAAGCTTTAGATATTAAAAAACTTCAAGCTCAAAGAGATGCTCTTTCAAAGAAAACCGAAGATCTTGCAAATAAATCTGCTTTAGCAGCAAAATCTTTATCGTCTCTCACAGGAGAACTTAATGCTTTAATTGGCAAGGTTGAGGCATATAACTCAGCAATTACAAACTATAAAGCTAAGCAGGATGCTGGAGAAAAAATTACTGGAGGAGATGCAGCAGCAGTAGTTAGTGGAGCAAAAGCATTAGGCGTTCCACTTCCAGAAGGAACAAAAACATACGTTGAAATTCCAGGGCGCAGAGGAAGACCGTCGTATAGAGATAAAACACCACTTGAACTTGCAAAAGATTATCTGCCAACTACTTTAGATAAATCATTACAAGCAGATAAGGTTTATATTACAGCTAAAGAAATTGTTCAAGCAGGTGGAGCTCAAAAATCACAAGGAATTTCCGTAACTCAAAGAGCTGGTTCACGAGGGTATATGGATTACCAAACATCAACTAAGTCATTAATGGATGAAGGAATTAAACTTGTACCTGGAACAACATTTGTAGATAGCACTGGTAAAAGATATAAAATTCTTGGAAATCCTAGTAGATCTGGTTCTATTCAAGTAACCCCATTTGCAATGGGCGGAATGGTTACAAGTAAGCCAATGAGCATGCCAAGAGTTAATAGAATGGGAATGGGCGGACCAGTAATCAATTCAGTTCCTAGATATGGAAATGGTGGATCAGTATATGCTTCTAGATCTTCATCATCTTCATCTTCAGTTACTATTAATACATTATCAATTGAATTTCCAAATAGTCCAGCAAACGCTAAAGAGTTTTACGCACAAATTAAAGAAATTGCAAGACAAGAAGGAACTAAGGTCTTGTCTGGAGGGAAATCAGCATAATGTCAACAATATATCTTCCAGTAGGATCGCTTCTATATTTAAACTCAACTATTAAATTATCAGAACATAATCGTCAACCTGTATCAATAGGTAAGACTAGAATTGAACAAACTAAAAGAATGAATAATGGATTAATGCGTAAATTTTTTGTAGCTGAAAAAGAAACAATAAGCGTATCATGGAATATGCTTCCATCATTTTCAACAATGACAGTTGATGGAGGATATGGAGCTGCAGATCTCAAAGCATTCTATGAAGGCGCTGCAGCAAAAGCTGCTGGGGCATTGTCTGGAAGATCTACATTCGATGTATCAATGTCATATGGAAACACTACTAAAAATATGGAAATGATGTTTACCAGCTGTTCATTTGAAATCGTTAAAAGAAACGTAAAGGAACAAACAACAGACTCTCCACAAGAATTTTGGAATGTATCTATATCAATGGAAGAGATCTAATGATAAGCTCAACAACCGCATTACAAAATATATTTAAGCATCAAAAATCAATTACAGTAAATGCTGCATGCGAAATTGAATATAATATGAATTCATTAATAGATGGAATTACAGTTGTTTCATCAACCCCAGATTCATCTTATACATCTCAAATTAGCGGGTGGCCAACTGGAAAAGCTAACCCATATAAAAAACTATTCCCAGTAGACTCAGTAGTTAAACCATTTAGACCACTTCAATCTGGAATCAAGTACGTTGTGCTTTTGCCAAATGATACATTAGCAAATACATTTTCTCCATTTAGAGCATTGCAATATCCATCTTCTCAGCCAAGGCTCTACTATCCAGGAGTTACAACACAGTACAAGTACTGGCTTGGTGCAAAAAATACTAATACAAATCTTACTGTTAATTATTTAACAACAGGTCTAAACGGAAACAAAGCTGCTCTAGCTAATAAGATTGTTATCAGGTTTGAAAAGTATCATCAATTACCAACAACATATTCTGTCACAATTACAAAATCTGATAACTCTACACAGGTAGTAGGACCATTTGCCACACCATCTAGCGGAAGTATTCAATTAAATTATAATGGAACTACATGGACAGATCATGCATTAACTGAACCAATTTCTTATGCTAATCCAATATTAATTAAATCAATTAACCTAATTGCTACTAATCCAAACATAGGCGGGGCTATCGGAGTAATTGAAATATCAGCTAGACTAGTAAAAGACATATCTTCAGATATAGTTAACTTTAGCATTTCAAAGGAATCCTCTTCGTCTACACAGGATATCCTTCCAGTAGGATTTGTAACTGCAAACAGCCTAAATCTTAATTTAGTTAAATATAATCAAACAACATTGCAGACAGTTTCTTACAATAGAGAGTCCACTTCATTTAATTCGTCTTTAATTTATATGGCCAAAAATGTTGAGATCAGACCATTTTTTAAAGTGTATCATTCTGGGGCTACAACAGTTGCTGGATCATATGATAAGGTAACACAGGGCACATATTACATAAATGACTTTAATATAGACTCGTATGGCGACACAACAGTATTTGCCCTAGATGGATCTAAGTATTTAATGGATACTCTATGCCCAGATATCGTATGCGAATTTTATCCAGTAACAGCAATATTAAGAAGACTACTAGATTCAGTAGGCTTTACAAATTATAATTTTAATCTACATGCTACATCAGAAACTTCTATTCCTCAAATAAATTATTGGTGGACAGATGATACAAAAACAGTTTGGGAGTCAATCCAAGAACTTTGCCGTGACATTCAAATGAATGCATTTTTTGATGAAAACAATGTATTGCAATTTTATAGTAGAGATTATATTTATGATAATCAACAAACTGCTGTATGGAATTTTTATAATGAGCAAGAAGGCACAACCCTTCCAAATATAGTTGAGTTTACACAAAAAGATATTGTTGCGGCAAACTATGTTAAAGTATTATGGGAATCAGCATTAACATCTAACTATACTGGAACATCTGGAAAACTTTGGGTAGCACCTACTACATTTTTAAGCTCTGGAGGTTTGCTAAAATCATTAACATCTTCTTCCACAGAGTTTGTAGTAGATACCAAAACTATTGATGTTTATTCACAACAACAGTCATTTTATAATTACTCAGGATTTGTTTTAATTGATTCAGAAATTATTGAATACGATGCCATAGAGTATGACTGTACTTTGCTTAATGGATCTAAACAATATATATGGATTAAGTCCGAATCAGATGTAAATAAATACAGGGCTCTATGTAAGCCAGGATATGAAAATCCAAAGAATCCAGCAGAAACTGCATACTTTAAGCCAAGTGGTAAATATAGAATTAAAACTAGAGGAGCCCTTGGCACTGTTGCTGCACCACATTTTACTGGTAATGAAAATTTAGGAAGCTGGACAGCAAGAGAAGTTACTTGGGATAGCAAGGCTGGATCAACTTCTGGATCATTAGTTCCACTATCAGGATTAGATATTTCATATAATGTTATTCCAAAACAAATAGACTTGACTAGCGTTGAGTTAGATATTGTTGAGCCATCTATAACTCCAACATCTTATATAGTTTCTGTACAAAAATTAACTGCAGCTGGAGCAAATGACGGAATAGCAATTACGCTTCCAGCATTTACAAGTTCTCCACCATTATTGGTAGAAAACTTATTTCCAGGTTCAAAATATAAATTTAGAGTTACTCCTAAAAATGGAGCAACGTCTGGAAACTATATGGAAAGCGCAGTGTTTACAATGAGCACTGTTTCATATAACGGAACAGTTACATCTAATCCAGTAAGTGCAACTGTCCTTACACCTGGTAAGTCTTATTTTAAATTAACTAATGCTAACACAGATAAGAATAAATATGTTATGGCTTATAGAGATTTTACTGGAATGAATCTTTCTTCATCAGTCCCAAACAATAGCTACGCACCATACTATTATGTTCCACAAACATACGGAGAGTCCTACTATGCATTTGGCACAAGTGTGTTTTTAGATGCTGCAATAAACTCTAACTCAGCTTCCGCAGGTCTTGGATTCTTTGTAGGAGATTCAGGTAAAAAAGGATACTTTGTTATTGTTGAAACTACAAAGTCTTCTACTGCAAAAGAAACTAAATCTGTTAGAATTTTAAAAGCTGATGGAACTGGAATAATTGTTTTAGCAGACTCACAAAGAACTGCGTCGGCTACATTCGAAGGAGTTTATGGCGGTACACAATATAATATAGACGTAAGGGTAAAGGTTGACGGAGACGATGTTGAAATTAATGCATACATAAATGGATTTAAAATTACAGCAACAGATTCAAATAGTACTTACAATACTACAGAAATTAATAAAATATTAACTTTAACAAAATCAGTAGCAGTTGTATGTGGTAGCGGACAAGTAGCCTTTGACTATGTTTATGCAACAGATTTAGATAAAGTAAAATATGAACAATCTACAATTGATCCAAATTTATACTTAGCTCAATTCTCAAATGACCTTTTAGAAATGTCATTTGGAGATTTAATTTATGACAGTCAAAATTCAGAAAATACTTTAAAGCCACAAACTATAGATGATTTTGGAACTGTAGTTAGAGAAATATACCACGTTAAAACTAAACTTAACTCAAGGCCTTCTTTTCCAATTAGATGGTCAACTGGAAGTAATAGGTCAGTAAATTTAATTGGTCAAAGAATATCAAATTTTGATGCAGAAGCATACGTACTAAATAATACATCTACAACCGTTCCATTAAGTAATGGCGCAGAAGCAGTTTTATATATATTTGGAAATGATATATCTGCTTCAGGAACTTTAGAATATTCTACAGATGATAGTGCCGAATACGCAAATAAAGAACCAGTTATTTTTGAGTCTAAATGGTTACAAAATGAATATGACGTAAAGCAGCTAGCTAATTTTATAAAAAGTAAAGCAATCAATAAAGGCAAGGTTATAGATATGCAGATATTTGGCAACCCATTGCTTTCCGTTGGAGATATTGTTACAGTAAAGTATACATATCAAGGCCTACAAGGCTTAGAGAAAATGATAATAACAAACGTAAATCAATCTTTTGAGGAAGGAATTAATACATCCATTACGTGTCGAACCCTTTAGTTGACCAAATGGTATAATGATAAAATGGCAAAGCAACCAATTCCAAATAGAATTCCTACTAAGAAAGTTACTAGGGATTTACCTTTAATATTAGATTCAAACAGCAGAGATTTGCTATGGCTTAGAGCCGATGAAGTAATAGTTAAAGACTCTAGCGGATACGCTTATAGTAGATATATTGGCGGACCAGCAGGGGATTCAGGCGATGGGGGATCGGGAGATAATGATGGAGGAGACGACGGACTACCAGAAGTAGATACAGTTGATATGACCGATATCGAGAGCTTAACCTTTGAAGAATATGTAGATCCTTCTACAAAAATAACAAAATATAATTGTATGATTAAAATTAGAAATAGTAGTAAGAGTGCAGCTAGCGTTGTCGGAGTAGATGCTAGAGTTTATGACTCAGCATCAGCATCATATGTAGCCGCAAACAATACTACAACAAGCACTCCAACAAATAATAGCCCAGAATTTGTAACTCCAACTCCGTCAGTACCATCAGTAATATTTGACAGAACTGGCACGACAGGAGTTTCTTGGGGATGGAATGACGTCTCTGGATTTGGATCATATTCAAATATAGAATATGAATGGATAATTTCAACATCATCAAGTGGTGGAACAATAATTAGTCAAGGAACAAAATCTTATCCTTCTGCATCATATTATGGAATTGGCGATAGTGGAAAAACAAGGCAATATAAAATTAGCTCTTCACAAGGAGACACACCACCTTCTTCATCTGCAAGGTGGCTAAAAGTTAGGGCAGTAGTAACTGGAACAAATAATAAAAAATATTATTCTAGCTATTCTACGCCAATTTAATAGGAGATAAAATGATAAAAGGTACATATATATTCTATCAAGATGGGAGAGAAATCTTCCGTTCTCCTAATATTGTAACTAAATTTGGAAAGAGATACTTTACAAGACACCTTGCTGGCATGATTAATGGAAATGGCAAAGACATCGCTATTGGAATCAGTGATTCAAAATTAATATCATCTGTATCTGGAGATGGAACTGTAGTAACATATACTACATTAAAAGATCACGGACTTTTTGAAGGTAACAAGGTAAGCATAGTAAATGTTGATCCAATAGTCTATAATATTTCAGACACTATTATTGAATCAGTTCCGTCTTCTACAACATTTACAGTATTAAATACAGCAACAACATCTTATGTTTCTGGAGGGAACGTTGCATCAGACACAGATACAAGGCTTGGATTTGAAATATACAGAACTCCAATTGTTTTAGGAAGCTCAGACATTCAACTAGAAAATTCAAATTCAGTTTATTCAATAGTATATAAAGCAACAATTCCACAAGATATTTCTGGAACTATATCCGAAATTGGCTTATACCCATCTGAAAGAATTTCATCAAATAGCTACGATAGTAAATTCATAGCAGATTTTGATAAATATTTTGACTGGACAGATTTAAATGGATACAGTCCTTCTACGTCAACAGTTGGAGCAAAGGTCGGTGGTAATGTTCTTACGATGCAATCTAACGCATTGTCGTCAAATGAATACACAAACACCGCATCTCTGGATATTGAAGGCTACAGCAATCAAGACACAATTAGCATTGCGTACTATAAGGAAGATAATAACTTAAATAAAATAACTCTTAAGTTATATAGTTCTAGCTCAGATTATTTTTATGTTGACATAACTCCAGAGTCTGGAACTGGACATAAAATAACATCAGACATTTATCTAAGTTCATTGTTTAGCAATGTTGTTGGGTCACCAATTAAATCAGAGATTAATAAAATTGGTATAGTTATTGTTCCAAATGCTTCTACAACAACATCGGTTGGACTAGATGCATTAAGAATTAACGACGAGGACACCTTTGACCCAGTTTTTGGATTATTGAGCAGATCAATATTGCCTTCACCATATTTAACAAAAATGGCTGGAAGGCAAATAGATATAGAGTACAGATTAGACTTGGATTTCTAAATGGCATATGAGGATTTATTAAAAGATACCAGTACTACTTTTGGTAGTAGTAATGATTATTTTTTGGTTACAATCACAGATCTTGACGTAAATCAATCATCACCAATTCAGTTTAGATGGAAATATAATGACGGCACATTTTCTCCTTGGTCTGCAGTTAAAGTAATAACAACTCCTGGAGAATCAGATCCAAATACACCAAAATTTACAGATAGCAATGTTGACGTAACGACTCCTGGATTTATAAAAATTACGTGGGATGGAACATCAGATGATGCTACACCAACACTACTCACAGATATAGATAGGGTTGACGTATATATTGACGGACTACCTTTTGATGGAACAAAACCCGCAGCTTCATTTAAAACAGCTGGAACACAAGTAATTGCTGCTCCAGGCGGAACATATCAAATAGTTTTATATGCTGTTTCAAAATTAGGAAAATTGTCACCAGTTAGCGTAGCGGTTACTAAAACAGTTTCAGATATAAGTAACCCAGTGGTTGATCCAGAAGATCCAGAGGCACCAACTGTAACCGCAGGACTTGCATCTGTTATTGTTGAATGGAGTGGTAAAAAATCTGGTGGTGGGAATTTTCCAACAGGAAGTTTTGCAGGAGCAAAAGTATTTATTGGAACATCGGCAGGATTTACTCCAAGCGATAATAACTGGGTACACACACTAAATTTTGCTAACGGATCTAATAAAGTTTCTATTGGCGTTGGAACAATTATTGATAAGTCTGCAGGAACTCTTTTGCAATACAATACTCCATATTATGTAAAGATAGATACAATTAACGCAAATGGAACATCAAACAATAACCCCATTGCAGCTTCTGGTAATCCAATTACTGTAAACAAAGTTGCTGCAAGCGAAATTATAACAGGAACACTTGCCGCAGACGCATCAATTACAGCTGGAATAGATGGCGGATCTAGAGTAGTTTTATCTGGTGGAGCCAACCCACTTGTAATATATGGAACTAATGGCACAACAGAATTATTAAAGTTTACTGGTGGAGCAACTGGAACATTAACTGTAAATGGAGGTGGAACGTTTACAGGAGATCTTTCAGCAGGATCAGGATCTTCTATATTCAAATCAGATTCAAGCGGAATATACCTTGGAAATGCAGTATATGCGTCTGCTCCATTTAGTGTTTCTAGAAATGGTGTATTAAAGGCAGAGTCTGGAACTATTGGCGGATGGATTCTTGGAAGTACATATTTACAAAATGCTTCAGCATCGCCAACAATTAAAATTGATACTACTGGAATTATAGTAGGCTCTACATCTAATCCATATATAGACATTACATCTTCTGGTATTACTCACAGAGAAGCAAATGGAACAGCAAGCGGTAAATTTACTTTGACTACTGGTCCATCAGCACAACTAACAATTGATGGAACATTTACAATTAGTGGAACATCTACTATTAATGGAACAGCAGCATCTACTGTTGTATCTAATGCATCAGCTGGGTCTACAGCAATTCAAGATGGAAATGGTGTTACAAAAAACGCAAGTAATCAGATAACTAGAATTAGTACTAACGGAGGCATTGTTGTTTCAAGTTCTACAGCATCAAGTGGTTCTAGAGTAGAATTAACAAATACTGGATTTTATGCATATAATAGCTCAGGACAGGAAACCGTAGGAATTGATGCTGGAACTGGATCTGCTAGATTTAGCGGACAAATAACATCTACCACAGGAACTATTGCTGGCTTTACAATGGATACAGACGGAATGATTAACTCTGGTGGAACCCTAAGACTATTTGCTGGAACAACTGGAATTAATAATGTTTATTCAATATTTACATCTAAACCAATTAGAGTTGGACAATTTGTTCAAATAGAGGGAAGCGGGTTTGGTGGATATAGCTTAATTGGAGCAGAAGGAATGTCTTTGGCAAACGGTGGTTTTGCAATAAATTCTTCTGGAACTGTTACTTCAAACGCAACATTTAACGCTTATATATATTATCCAGGGTATGCAGTTTCTACAAGCGGTGGTGCTGCAAGAGTTAATGATGCAACAACACCATCCTCTAGATTAGTTGCAGCTTCTGGTTCTAGTATTAGGTTTAAAGAAAATATTGTTAATATTTCAGAAAAACCAGACCTTGATCCTTCTATATTGTTAAGTCTACCAGTAAGATCTTTTACATACAAGCAAGGCTACTTGCCAGAAGATGACGCAAGATATGGTATGGATTTGCCAGGATTTATAGCAGAAGAGCTAGAAGAAATTTATCCTATAGCAGTAGATCGTGATGCAGACGGGACCCCACAAAGATGGAATGCCGACTTCATAATACCAGGACTATTAAAGATTATTCAAACACAGAATGACTCTATTTTATCTATTACATCAAGGCTTGACGCCCTAGAATCATAATGGTATCATAGGTATCTACAGATAGGATATTTATGTCAAACAAGGCAGAATTAGTAATTACCGCCTTACAGCAACGCATAGGAGAGATTGTATCAAATTATGAAACTCAGATTGCAGTTTTACGTGCAGAGATTACTCAACTTATGGAAAACAATGAAAAGAAAGAAACAGACTCAGATTCTAATTAATTCAGTAATACTCCCATCAGGTTTAGCAGTAAAAACAGATACTGGAGTATATTGGATTAAAGACGGTAAAAGGTTTAAATTGATTTCAGACCGTGCAGCTAAATCATGGGTATTTCGAACGGTATATGCTACTGATCAAGCTGTATCTGGAATGAAGGTGGTTGGAAAACTAGGTTTTAGAGACGGAACCTTGATAAAGAACATAGCAGATGGTAAAATATATTTAATATCACAAAATAAACGTAGGCATATTGTGAACCCAGACTCATTTGATAAATATGGTCTTGATCGATCTAATATAGTTGAAGTCAGTGATTCTGAAACAAATATGCATGACCTAGGAGAAAACTTATAATGGCAGACTTAATAGCAGTAACATTTAATGAAGGTGAACCTTTAGACGTTACTAAATTAAATAATCTTAGGTTAAATATTACAAACACATATGAAAGCGTAGCTGGACTACAAAGTGCTACGCTAGATGAAAAAACTGTAAACGTAATAGACTTTGGCACAGTTGATGTTATTACAAAAGTAGGTTCATCTAGCCCAGTTAATTTACCAATTAATCCTAATTTTACTGGAACTCCAACATTTATTGTTTCTATTGGAGGAGGAAGCATTAAAGATGCCATAGTAATTCCTCGTGTAATTGGTCAAAGTGGGAGTACTCCACAGGTTATAGTTAATTCTACGAAAGACGTTGGAACAGTAAAAATAAATTATATAGCAATACAAAATAAGACAGTATAGTACTTGACACCCCAAAACAATATGTTACAATTACCATGTAACATCAAAGTCACGGCCTCGTGACTTTTTTCATATTAAGGTAAAAGATGAGTAACGATTTAAAATGGATGCTATCATCCGATCAGCAATTCCCGTATCAAGATGACAAGATGATTGCACTATGGTTCAAGGTTATGAAATGGTTTAAACCAGATGTTGTTGACTACCTTGGAGACACAGACGATCAGGCCTGCTATAGCAAATATACTGAAGGCAGATCAGCAGAGTTTTTAAATTTACACAAGACTGACAGCAAAGATTTAATTGTTCCAATGATGAGACATGAGGCAAAAGGCGCTAGAGATTTTTATACAAAGACTCGTGAGATGCTACCAGATGCACAATTATTTTCAGCATTAGGAAATCACGATGTGCGTATTTTTAATTATATGGATGCTAAGCTTCCAGATTATTTGAAAGAAGTTACACCAGAATCACTATGGTCACTAGACTCTTTGGGATATGAATATATTTATTATGACTCATTACCAAAGCAACGTTTTGGAGATGTTCACGTACATCATGGAATTTCTATTTCAGCAACTGGTTCTGTAAGAAAAGATATGGAAGACCTACAAGTTTCTCTTATTAGAGGACACTCACATAGAATTGCTTCACACATGGTAACATATGAGCTTAGAAACGGTGGAGAAGGAGAAACTCTTCGTGGATATGAAATAGGACATATGTGTGACGAGAAGGGCCCAGGAATGAAATATACACAACACCATGACTGGCAGAAGGGTTTTGCGGTTGCACATATTGTAAACGACTACCCACATATTCAAATGATCCATATTGCTCCAGACTATTCATGTGTTGTAGATGGGAAAACATTTACTTTATGATGAAGTGTCAAAGATGTAAAGGCAGAGTCTTTATTGATAGAGTCTTTTCACAAAAATTACATATAGAACTTTTTTGCATATTGTGTGGAAAAAGATGGATGATCAACAAAGAATTGAATGCGTTTGCTAAATGGTTAGAACAAAAAGACAGAGACCACGCAAAAAGCTACTCTATTTCTTCTTAAACGGAAAAATACATAAAGTAGTTAGAGCGTCAAAGGCAAGGGACGAACTAGTTGCTTGGTGCTATCCAGATAAAAAAAGAGTTATGTATTCATATTCTCAAGTAAAAAAGAATATGGGTAACGCATATACAATTAAACAGGTATGCGAAATTCTTGGTAGGCATAGGGTTACGGTAGAGGAATATATTCTTCAGGGCAAAATTAAAGAGCCACAAAGAGTTTATCCTATTAGTAATCCAGATAGCTCATGGTATAAGTTTATGTTTAGCGAGTCCGATATATACGATTTGCACCAATTTATACTGGATGCTGGATATACAAAGGATTTTCCATCAAAGGCTGAATTAACAGCTCTTCTCAAACACAACTTAATATTGTATACTAAGACTGACGAAGGTGGCTTCGTACCAGTATGGAAGGCGGAATAATGTCAGATACGAGAGTAAAAATAGATTTATCATTTACTCGTAACCTAGGCAACTACGAAAGTATCAAAATAGGTATTGGAGTAGAAGACGATGTAAGGCAGGGAGAAAACGTAGATACTGCTACAGAAAGAGTATATAAGTTTGTTGAAGAAAAACTTATTCAAAAAACTCGTGAAGTAGAGGAAGAGCTAAAGAGTGGCAAATAACAGAGAACCCTACATCTTGCTAACCATATATCAAAACCTCTATGAAGAGAGACACGGTAGAAAAGTTACCCTTAATAAGTTTAGAGAAAAATGGGGCATGCAGGATGTAATTGATAGTGTAGGATTTGATAGGGCTAAAGAACTAATTGAATATTATTTCAAGACCCCAAAGACAAATCACACACTGCAGTTCTTCTTTTATAATTTTGACAAGCTTGATATAATGCAGAAAGAAATTGAAAAAGATAAGGTTAATCGCCAATTGTTGCGTGAAGCCACTAAAAAATTAGTAGAAGGTGAAGATCAGTGAATACAGAAGCAACGTTAATTTCTGCAGTATGTAAAAATAAAGATATCAGTACGCTATTGGCTGATAACGTAGATGAGTTATTTACTTCTCATAGAGATATATGGGAAGGGCTAAAGTCGTATTATTATAAGTTTAAAGCAGTTCCAGAAGTTGGTGTGTTGCAGGAAAAGTTTAAAGATTTTGAACCAGATACAAATGTAAAGGCTGAAACTGGATATTATTTAGATACATTAAAGAATGAGTATTTATCTGCAAGACTTAAAAGCGTTATTTTAAGAAGCGGTTCAGCATTAAAAGAAGAGGCTGCATCCAGAGTGCTTGCTGAGATGCAAAGTCAGTTAGCAAACCTGTCAAAGTTTACCAACAATGTTCGTGACTTGGACGTAACAGATTTAGAATCAGCAGAAAGACATTTCCAGTCAGTTAAAGATCGTTCTGCAATAATGGGCGGAAGTCCAGGAATTTCAACTGGGTTCCAAGCTATTGATACTGCATACCCAACTGGAATGGCACCAGGACATTTAATTGTTGCAATTGGTTGGCCAGGAAAAGGTAAGACATGGTTTACTTCTTATTTAGCATGTAAAGCATGGGAGCAAGGATTTAAACCAATGATCATCTCCCTTGAGATGTCTCCAGAAAATATGCGTGATCGTATTTATACAATGTTAGGATCTGGTCTATTCAAGGCTAGTGATTTGTCAAAAGGTGATATTAATATAGATGACTTTAAAACATGGGGTAAGAAGAAGTTTGAAGGAAAGAATAGCTTTGTCCTTGTATCTAATGAAGGCACGGCTGAAGTTACTCCTGCTACGGTACAAGGTAAGATCGATCAGCACAAACCAGATCTCGTTATCTTGGATTATCATCAGCTCTTTAATGATAATAAGCGCAGTAATTCTGAAGTAGAAAGAAATAGAAATATTTCTCGTGAGTTTAAACTGTTAGCGGTATCAAACAATATTCCAATTATTGATATTACTGCTGCAACAGCAGACGATATTTCTGATCAAGAAAACCCACCAATGATGTCGCAGGTTGCATGGTCAAAGGCAATTGAATACGATGCTGATATGGCTATGGCTATTCATAGATATCCAGGAACTAATATGATTGAGGTTGTTTCTAGGAAAAACCGTCACGGTCATGAATTTGATTTCTATCTAGACTGGGATATTAATCGAGGAGTTATTAAAGAATTATATGATTATGTACCACCACAAACAAATTAAAAGATTTCAGACATCTGTTAATTTTCGTGATGACTCAGACATAATTAGGATTAAGCATCAGTACGAAAGCTTGTTGATCCATCAAATGAGAGACAAGGGCTATGCAAGAGTACTTGACATAGACACAGCATTTTCGGTAGAATTTACTGGCGAGACATGGAAATTCCTTATGACTCTTCAAGGGATATATGTGGGAAGGAAAAAGGCATGGCAATCAGAGGGAATTACGCAAGGAAAATTGATTCCACGCAATACACGCCAGAGCATATTAAATCAATCCTAAAAGGATTAGGTTTAGAAGTTACTGGTGAGACATCAAATGATTTCCTATGCTACTGTCCATTTCATTCTAATAGACACACTTCAAGTTTTAGCGTAAGCAGAGAGTATGGCGCATTTATTTGTTTTAACCCAGCATGCGGAGAGTCTGGAACATTAATAGAGTTAGTAAAGAAGATATTAGATAAAAACGACTTTCAAGCAATGAGATTTATATCTTCTAAAGAAGCAGAGATCCTAGACAACTTTGAAGAAACAATGGCAGACATGTTTGAAGACAAGCCAGATTTTCAAGAATTTAATAAAGACACTATAAATAAACTATCTGAAGATAGATATAATAGTGTAGAAGCATCTAATTATTTTATCTCTCGTGGAATAAACCATGAGTCTATGGACTACTTTAATCTTGGTTATTCTAAAAATATGAACATGGTTACTGTACCAGTTCATAGTCCAGATGGAATATGTATTGGTATTGTTGGTAGATCTGTAGAAGGCAAGTCTTTTAAGAATAGTACAAACCTTCCAAAGAGCAAAACATTATTTAATGTTCACCGTGCTAAAAAAATTGGTGACCATGTTATAGTTGTTGAATCCAGCTTTGATGCAATTCGTGTTCATCAGGCTGGCTTCCCAAATGTTGTAGCCACACTTGGCGGATTTTTATCTGTGGAGCAGCAAAATATATTAAATAGACACTTTAATAGAATAACTATAATGACAGATGCTGATGAGGCTGGCAGACAATTAGGCATGAGCATAGCAACTAAATTAAAAAACAAAGACGTCTTGTGGTCTTCTTATGAATATGGTAAGATATACCCTCATGATGCAAAAGATGCTGGTGATATGACTGATGAGGAAATTAAAGCCTGTATAAAGAATTCTGTATCCAATATAGAATACAGAACTTGGAACTCGTGATATAATAAAAATACAGATGGATATATACCATCAACTATAGAGGAGATATATATGAGTATAGTAAAGGGTCTAAAAGACCTAAACAAGGCACTAGATAAGCCAACCTACAGTGGTGGGGACGAAAGCAAAGCTCGTTGGCTTAAAGTTGAAGATGGCGAAAGCGTAAAAATTAGATTTTTACAAGAACTAGATCCTGATTCACCAAACTATAATGACAAACTAGGGTGTGGATTTATAGCACTCGAACATACTAATCCAAAGGATTACCGTCGCAAAGCTCTTGATACAATGGAGTCCGAAGGACGTGACTGGGCACAAGAACAACATCGTAAAGATCCAAAGGCTGGCTGGAAAGCAAGAACACGTCTTTACATTAACGTGCTAGTTGATGATGGTAAAGAAGAACCATATGTGGCAATTCTTTCACAAGGAACCAGTGGCAAAACAATTACACCTACCTTAATTGAGTATGCTGGCGAAATGGGAAGCATTACAAATTTAATGTGGAGAATTAAGCGCAACGGTTCAAAAACAGATACAAGTTACACAATCATTCCATTGGCAAAGGACGAAAGTCCTTTCGACTTCTCAAGTCTAGAACTATTTGATCTTGAGAAAACTGCAGTACGTCATGTACCATACGGAGAGCAAGAAGCTTTTTATATGGGCAACGAAAACAGTTCAGATGAGTCTTCTGCTTCAAGTAGCAGCGTAGACTGGTAAGTTAAAACAAAGGCGGAGAATTAAGTGTCATTCACACATTTGCATGTTCACTCATACTATTCATTAATGGATGGCCTTAATTCTCCTGCCGAACTTGCAAAGGCAGCAAAGGATGCTGGACAAACAGCATTAGCAATAACAGATCATGGAACACTAGCCTCACATCGTGAGATGCAGATAGCATGTAAAGAAATAGGTATTAAGCCAATTCTAGGAGTAGAAGCCTACATATCTCCAACAGATAGGTTTGACCGTTCTTCTAAAACAGATAAAAGTATTCAAGCTTACAACCACATAATCTTATTAGCTAAAAATAAAAAGGGTTTAGAAAATATTAATACCCTACAAGAGCTTGCATGGAATGAAGGCTTTTATCATAAGCCACGTATTGATAGAGAGGTTTTAAATGTTTATAGCGAAGGTCTTATCGTTCTCAGCGGATGTCTTAATGGACTCATTAGTAAAGCTATCGATAAAGGTAACATGGAGGAAGCAGAACTTCTTCTCAAGGAATTTAAACAAACTTTCGGACAAGATTTTTACGTGGAAGTGCAATCACATAACCCTGTGGAGATCAACTCCGCCCTTTTAGAATTAGCGGATAAATTAAAAATTAAAGCGGTGGCAACAGGAGATGCACACTTTGCTAAAGAAGAAGATCGTATATTAGAAGAGGCTATGCTTATTCTATCGACATCTCCTAAATCAGATAAAGACTCAGACTTTGATATGTCTAGAAACATGAAGGATATGCTAGATAGGTTTAATTACCTATATCCAGATAGAAAAATATCGTTTCAAAACTATAATCTATTTATTCAATCTCGTGAAGAATTACAGGCAGACTTTAACAAATCTAATATAGTTAGAACAGATATATATGATAATACTATGGAGATAGCCGATAAAATTGAAGAATACGACTTTTACCAGGGTTTAGACCTTCTCCCAGTACCTAAGACCAATGCGGACGATAAACTGTCCCAGATGGCCTTTAAAGGCCTAGAAAGGCTAAGCCTGTCAGGAGATCAGGTCTATGTAGACAGGCTAAACGAAGAATTATCTGTAATTAAAGACAAGGCTTTTGCCTCCTATTTCTTGGTAGTTGCAGACATGATTAACTGGGCCAAGGACAATAATATTAAGGTGGGCCCAGGTCGTGGATCAGCAGCTGGCTCATTAGTATGCTATTCATTGGGTATTACTGACGTGGACCCTATTAAATATGATTTATTGTTTTTTAGATTTATTAATCCAGAACGTAATGACTTTCCAGATATTGATACAGACTTTGAAGACCGTCGTCGCAAAGAGGTAAAGGAATACCTAAAGAAAAAATTTAAGCACGTTGCATCTATTTCTACATATACTTATTTTAAGGATAAGGGTGTTATTCGAGATGCTGCTCGTGTTTTCATGGTACCGCTACAAGATGTTAACCGTGCACTTAAATCTGTAGATACATTTGAAGACTATATGGATTCGCCAAATACAAAAGAGTTTAGAATGAAATACCCAGAAGTCACATGGCTTGCCGAAAGATTAAGAGGAAAAATTCGTAGCGTTGGAGTCCATGCTGCTGGAGTTGTTGTTGCAAAAGATGACATTAGAAAATTTGCACCAATAGAGTCTAGAGAAGATGCACAGGATAAAGTTTCTGGAAGAATACCAGTTGTTGCATATGATATGGATACAGGAAAAGAAATTAATCTTTCACAATTATCTTTAGACGATTCAGAAGTATATAAGATATTAGGAGAAGGATATACAAAGGGAGTATTCCAGGCTGAAGCTACTCCGTATACAAATTTACTTATGAAGATGGGTGTAGATAAGTTTGAAGACTTGGTTGCATCAAATGCTTTGGTTAGACCAGGTGCAATGAATACAGTTGGCGCTTCTTATATTAATCGTAAACACGGTAAAGAGGCAGTTGAGTACACTCATTCTATAATGCAACCATTTACTGAAAATACATATGGTGTTATTATATATCAGGAACAGGTTATGCAGGCTTGCGTACACCTAGGAGGAATGTCTTGGTCAGAGGCTGATAAGGTCCGCAAGATTATTGGAAAGAAAAAAGATGCAAAAGAATTCGACCAGTTCAAGGATCAATTTATTAACGGGGCTTCAAAACACATTTCTAAGAAAAAGGCCGAATCCTTATGGCACAATTTTGAAGCTCATGCTGGTTACTCTTTTAATCGCTCCCATGCTGTTGCTTATTCTATGCTCAGCTATTATACAGCTTGGCTTAAAAAGTATTACCCGCTTGAATTTATGTTTTCAATTCTTAAAAACGAAAATGACAAAGACGCAAGAACCGAATATTTAATTGAAGCAAAAAGGCTTGGACTCAAAGTGCTATTGCCTCACATTAATGAGTCACAAATGTATTTTTCATTACAAGGCGATGCAATTAGATTTGGCCTTGCAGAAGTTAAATTCATATCAGATAGTATTGCAAATAAAATTATGGAGAATAGACCTTATGAAAACTACAAAGACTTTATTGAAAAGGCTTCGAAGAAAGGCAGTGGTATTAATAGTAGGGCTGTATCTGCTCTTAATGCTATTGGCGGTGCTGCTTTCGATGACAATGAACGCAGTGGTAAGGAAAAAGAAAATTACTACGAATTCTTAGGAATACCTACTTTTAATTTAGATCTGCCACCAAGAATTAAAGCGCAGGCCAGACCAATCCAAGACTTTGATGACCTAGGATCATTCGTTATGTTTGGTATGGTTAAATCAATTAAACGTGGAAACGGATGGGCAAGAGTTGAGTTAGTAGATGAGACTGGATCAATTGGCTTATTCCATAATGAACAAACACAAATTGAAACAAATCAAATGTACTTTATTTTGGTTGGAGACAATCGAATAGCCAGATACATTAATGTTAAAGATATAGATCCAAATGGCTCCGATATATTTGTCGACTATTTATACCGCAAAGAGTACGACATGAATGATGATGAGTATATGGTTCTTAATTTTACGCCATACAAAACAAAGGCTGGAAAAACAATGGCACATATTGTTTTGACAAATAAGAATAAAGAGTTAACCAGAGCAATTGTATTTTCAACTATGTATGCAAAAGCTGTTGGTAAAATGCGTGAAGGAATGAAATGTAATGTAGTTCTATCTAAACTAGATGATGGAACATTGATGATCAAGGAAATAAAATGACAAATGATATAGAACAACTAGTGGCATCTATTAGTTTAAATAAAGTTCTTATTGCAATATTAGAAGAGCACAAGCAGCTATCCGTTCCAACGCTTAGATTTTTAGAGTCTAAAGATACAGATAAAGAATTAGTAATTGATTATGATGAGTCTGGCCCATCATTTACATTTAGCTTAAAAGAAAGAGAGCAAGAAAATGATAATTAATGATGTAGATTTAATTACAGACTACGGACTTGATGCTTTGGCAGCACTGCTACATGAGACTGCAAAAGAAAAGGGATTCTGGGACGGAGAATATAATCACGATAAGGTTGGAAATAAACTAGCCCTAGTTCACTCCGAAGTAACAGAGGTACTTGAAGCAATTAGAAAGTCTAAAGGCAGTGAGCATATTGTAGAAGAGATGGCAGATGTAATCATTAGATTATTAGACGTATATGCAGCGATGAGAAATGAAGAACAAATTTTACATAGCCTAGACGAAATTTTGGAGAAAAAAATAAATATAAATAAAGAGCGTCCAAGACTTCACGGGAACTTATTTTAATGGTATACTGGAGAGATAGAAGAAAGAGTAATTAATGACAATCGTATTAGATGACATATTGGCAAAATTAGATCCTAAAACAAGGGCAAGAGTTCAATCAGCACAAGATATAAAAGTTGACAAGCAAGAAACTCCAAGCATTGGCTTAAACACTGCATTAAAGGGTGGACTTCCATATGGTAGACAAGTACTTGTATGGGGAAATAAGTCTGCTGGAAAGTCTTCATTTTGTTTACAAATGATTTCTATAGCACAAAAAGAAGGTAAGACTTGTGCATGGATTGATGCGGAAGCCTCTTATGATCCAGCATGGGCAGAACAATTGGGCGTAGACTCATCAAAACTTATATATTCTACAGCTAAAACAGTTAACGACATGGTTGACGTTGGAACAAAACTTATGGATGCTGGAGTTGATTTAATTGTAGTTGATTCCATCTCAGCACTATTACCAGCAATCTACTTTGAAAAAGATGGAAACGAAATGAAAGATTTGCAAGACACTAAGCAAATCGGCGCTGAAGCAAAGGATATGACCCACGCAGTCAAGATGTTAAACTATGCAAACAAAAACACATTACTTGTTCTC